AGCTTTCACGAACTGTGAGCACTGGCGCTCCAAGTTCGCATCCCACCAAACCTTTTTAAATGTCTGTCCGACAAGCGGTAACTGAAACAACATTTGATCCAGATCTGGGAAGTATTCCGGCATTTGCTCGGTGATCTGGTAATTCATGAATTCTCTGACACGTCGTGCTTGGTCTTCAGTCTCTTCGTCAGGATTTCCTACGATGATTGTTTTGACTGGACCACCAGATGGGTAAAGCTCGGCGATGGCTCGAGCATTGAACTGGGTTGCAGCTTCGGCAATCAGCGGATGAACCACTGTGCTCAATCCTCGGCTGGCTCGCTCTTCCTCAGACTCCATTAAACCACCGTCTGGGTCCAGCGTTTTCAACCCTTCCTTATAACGCATCTCCCATTCAGCTCTGGCTGATTTGTCGGACTCGAAATAATGAATAAGGTCTGAAGCCTTCCGACCAAGTGTCCTTTCATCAATCACCTCTGCCAAGTTTGCATCGAACGCAACCTCTGGCTCTTGGTCCATTAAATCTAGTGTTGGGTCTCCGATTAAAACATCCTCACCGAACGCTTCAACCTGTAAATCATCTGCGGGAGATCCCTCGGCAAACGGGATCACGTTATCTTCTAGCGGATCAGCCATACATTGTTACCCTCTGTTTGGGCAGTTCAGAATCGTCATCGTCGTAGTCTTGCGAGTGAGTCACAAACCATCCTTTTCGTAATCTCAACCAAGCCTGTGTACAAGTGTCAACTATATCGTCATTTTCCGTGGCTGGAAAGGCTGCACAGATGTCAATTAAGTTTTTAGCCCATTTTTTGTCTGATGGAAAGTAAATTCTTCCGTCTTCAAGCAATGCAGAACTTGCATGTGCGCGTGCTTCTTTGTCTCGGTCAGGTAAATATTCAATCACTGGAACTCCTGCAACCCGTAAATCTTGAATCAAACTCTGGCCAGATGCCTTCTTTTCAATAAGCACTGCGTCTGGTTCGTAGGAATTATACGCTTCTTGAGCTATTCTCCTCAACTCCGGATATGTCACGCGGTCATACCACATATCTAAAACAATCGCATTGGTCTGTCCTCGGCTTTTGAAAACTCCCCAAGTGGTTCGGGCAGAATACGAGGTTTTCTCTTTTGTGCTGAAAGCCGTATCCCAAGATTGGATAACGTATTCAATATCTGGCAGATCTGGTTTATCCCAAGGAACCCACCACTCAGCTCTCAGAATTCCACCACCTTTCGGCATTGGTCTTTGCTGTAACTGGCCAGCAGACGCATAACTGCCCAAAGACCGCTCAAGGTTCTGAAGCGTTGGTTCGTCGATGCGGTCTGGCCACAACAGTTCGCCTTCCTCAGTCCTCGGGTCAGCGAAACCGAGCGAAGAAAAAGTCGGTGTCGGATGCCCGATCTCGTACCTTGCCGGCAGACAAAGGTGATCCCACTCTTGCCCAAGTTCATTCGCCAGAATGTGTCCGGTCAGGTCTTTTTCGTGCACTCGCTGCATAATAATAATGAATGCACCTGTTTTCGGGTCATTGAGTCGGGATTGCATCGCCTGATCCCACCATTCGAGGACACCTTCCCTGACTGCGGAACTTTCAGCTTCCCGAACGTTGTGCGGGTCATCAATCACAATAATATCACCACCTTCACCCGTCAACGCACCATCCACCGAAGTCGCTATGCGGTATCCGGTTTGGCTGTTCTCAAAACGTTGTTTCTGGTTTTGGTCTCCGGTCAAGTGGAAAGTTTGCCCGAAGTGTTGTTGATACCAAGGCGAATCAATCAACCGCCTACACTTAACTGAATCCCTGATGGAAAGCGAAGATGCGTACGAAGCAAACAAAAAACGCTTTTGCGGCTGGATGGTCCAAGTCCAAGCCGGCAAAGCCACAGCCACAGAAATAGACTTCATGTGACGAGGCGGTATGTTAATGATCAACCGCCGGATTTTACCTTCAACGACCGCTTGCAGATGTTCGCTGATTGCGTCTATGTGCCAGTTGTCGTGAAAATCACGTCCTGGCTCAATCGTCTGCCAAGACCTCTTGGTAAACTCCTTCAGTGATCTCCTCATCTTCTCCGCTCTCACTTCCGTCAATGACAGCGTGCTCAAGAACTCGTTCAATTGTTGTGAGGTCATTATCTGTTAGTCTGTTTATGTCCAAAACTCGTGTTTGTTCAACTTGTGCTTTTACTTCCACTGCTTTTAAATCAGGAACGCATTTACCGAGCAAAGTCTTTGCCGCCAGAACTCTGAGTTCGGGATCGGCTGCAATTTTGCCAGATTGTGTTGCGTTGCCTTGTGAGTCTTTTGTGTAAACTGGGAATATCTCTTTGCCCTGCATCACAAGCGACAAAAACCCGACAGGGTCTGCTTGACCCATGATCCAATTGATTGTTGCGTGGTGATTCCACTTGTACCGGCTTTTGCGTGCAGGCTTTTGGTACTTCATCGGCTCAACTGATTTAAATTTGCCGTCCCAAGTCTCTGGCTGAACGGGAGGACCATCTTTAACTGGTCTTTGGACAATTATTTCCTCTCCTCTTTCTTTTGGAGGACGTCCAACACGTTTTTTGTTCTCTGATTTACCATTTTCCATGGTCAAAACCTTTATTTCTGTGGTCAACAGTTCAACTAACTGTCAGCAAGTATCGCTGATTTTACGGCAAAAGAAAAGGGCTACCAGTTTCAGTAGCCCAAAGACTTACCTTAGGGGAGGAGAGAATGTGAAATTCTCACCCCGAATTATGCGCCCCTTTTTTAAAAAATTAAAGCCCCAAGCACCAAACCAATCATACACCAGATAAACAACTCAGCGATTCGTTCGTCTTTCTGCTCAACGAAGTCCGACCTCGTGAGGCTCTTGCCGTAAATATCCCGAGCGGTTCTGTTATAACGTAGTGTCCAATTGCTTTTATCACCCATGTTCAACTCCTCAAATGTTGTTCAATTTTCTTTTCAATGTGACCCAAAACCGCCAGATTATGTTCGAACTCTTGTTGATGGTCGTATTTTTCTTCCACCACCGGAAAGTAAAGCTGAACCGCATCCAGCAAATACCGCAGTTCTTCTCTGTTAAATTTTAAAGTGAAGAACTCCTCTCGGGAGTTCTCCAATATCATTTTGCTTTTAACAAGTCCCATCACAATCTCCCTTTTATTGATTCATAAATTTTATTTCTGAGCGAATGAACATCTTCTAATTTTTTATCAATTCCTTTCATTATTTCATAATTTTCCAGTATTTTTCTCTCAACAAACAAATACATATATTGCTCCCATTCATCTTCGAGATAATTTTGAATGAAACCCATGCCCCAAGTAACCAACTGAAGTTCCCTAAAGGTCATTTCAATATTAAATTTCTCCACCGATCAACTCCTCAAAGGATGGGGCTGAGAAGCCCCATTTGTTAATAGTTGTAGTCGTAGAATTTAATTGGCTCATCGGCTAGGTAGTGCCGACCATGTTTGCTTCTCCAGAACCCGTGCTTGTAGCCCTTTGGTTTATTGAAACGAGCGCGGATGATTGGTTTTGTTTCGTCCGACGTAATCAACCACTTTTGCTGATCCTGATTTGTGGTGTTTCCGAAAAACCCTCCAGCGATAAACTCCCTGCGCCAATTTGTCTCGACTGCCTTCATCTCGCGGATCTCAATTGTTTTGTCTGAGATCACCCGCACAACTTCGTATGGCTCAATGTCAGTTAACAAGTGTCGGTTGCAGAATTTTTTCATTTCAATTTCCTTTCTCAAAAATGAGGGGGAGCAGTTCCCCCTCGTGTAAATTATAAATCAATTTCCTCAACGCTTTTGGTCTCAACAATTTCTTTACCAAAATTCAACTCCTCTGGGTCAACGCGCTTAAACCCAGCTGGCTCAACTCGGAACCAACCTTGTGAAGTGTGCAACACATCACCAACCGAAGTCGAAGCACACCCCTTGCCAGTGAAACATTTTTGAACAGCACCGTTGTTCCACCAGTAATCATCAACCGTTTGCGTCATTGCGTAAGCATCGTTGAGCGCAAGAGTGTTATTGTCGGTTGGAGCATCCACAACAGCCACCATGCGGAGTTCGTCGTTGTTGTTCCAGTCTTGTTGCCAAACACAAACCAATGTAGACATTTTATTTCCTTTCTCAGTTGGCGGGATTTATTTCCCGATGAAGTAATTATCTCTCTTTTCCGCTATCAGGGCAACATTTTTATTACTTTTGTTTCTGTTTTAAAACAAAGACTTACAAAAAATATTCAAAAAAGTTCCCAGACTCTGGGTTACGTTTCCGCTAATAATGTTTTTCGGTTTCGTCCGTAACCTTTTGTTTCTAATCAATAAAACAGCAGACCGAAACCAGAAACCACAGATTCTCTGAAATTTCACACACACAACAACACACAAAATCCTCCTTTATAATAAGCCGACTGATTTCCAAGGACGGGGTCCAAAACAACTCGATCCAAAAGTCTGGGTTCGGTGGTTTCGTTGTTGAAAAATAAGGAAACAACCGGAAACGCAAAATTTTTCTTTTCTTCAGCACCGAAAACAACGATAATTAATCTTCAACGATGAGAAAGGACAGAAAGTGCCAAAAGTTTACGTAGTCAACCGCCCAACTCGTAACAAGTTCGGGTGGACTCCAGATTTAAGTGATGCTGCGCGTTACGGTACACTCGAGATCGTTTTCGAGGAAAACGACCGTCCGCAGTTCTTGCCGGTGCCGAGCATACAAAAAGCTCGTCGCATCATGAAAGACTTCTCGGCAGAAGATTATATTCTTTGGCCAGGAGGTGGTGACCCGATTGCGGTGATGATTGTTACGATGATCGCACGTGAAAAGGCCAACACAGTACGAGTGCTCCGTTGGGAGCGCAATCTTGAAGAAGGCGAACGCGACAGGCGGAAAGGTTGGTACATGCCCGTTGCGCTCGAGTTTAGAAAGGAAGACTAAACGTATGTCAACCGACATTGATCTGCTCATGGACGTGGCACCAGCGTCCACAGAACTTGGTGCAGTCGCAGACATGGCTCAACGCATGGTCAATCTCGAAGCTGAGATTGAACGCATGGAAGAGCTGTTGAAGCAAAAGAAGCAGGATCTCAAAGTGTTGGCGGAGAACGATCTACCAGATCTGATGCAAGAGCTCAACATCCGTAGCTTTGAACTGAACGATGGTTCGAAGATCGACGTGAAGGATGTGATCCAAGCAAGCATTCCCTCGCAAGGTGCAATCGACCGCGCCAAAGAGGAATCTGTGCGGACAGAGTTGTTGTTACTCCAACAGCAGTGCTTTGAATGGTTACGCGCCAATGGTGGCGGAGACCTTATAAAAAGCGCAGTTGAGGTTCAATTTGGACGTGATGAGGACGAGGCAGCAAACGCATTCACTGCAGCTTTGCGTGACCAACATCTAAATTACAAACGGGCAACCAGCGTCCACCCCCAGACACTTAACAGTTTTATGAAAGAGCGTTTGACGGAGGGTCGTGATGTGCCCATGGAGTTGTTCAGAGTTTACACTGGTCGTCGTGCCAACATTAGGAGATAATCATTATGGCAAAAGCAGAAGTAGCAAAAAAGCAAAACACCGATGTGGTCGCATTTGACTCATCAATACTTTTAGAAGATGCAGGAGCAGGGCTGGAAAACGTCACACGTGATGATATCATGATCCCGCGCCTGAGTATTCTGCAAGCGTTAAGTCCACAAGTTAACAAACGCGACGGAGCATACATCGAAGGTGCAGAGCAAGGCTCGATCTACGACAACGTTGCGCAAGCTGTGTACGACGGGGCAAAAGGTCTCACAGTGATTCCGGTTCACTTCCGCAAAGCGCATCTTGAGTGGAAAGCGGACAGAGGTGGATTTGTCGCAGATCATGGACCAGACAGTTCTTGTCTCACAACACTGACCAGAGGTTCACGTGGCGAGTATTTAACTTCCGACGGCAACGAAGTTGTTCCCACCTCTGAGTTCATTGTGCTTGTGGTGAACGAGGATGGTTCTTACATCCCTGCTTCAATCAGCATGTCCAAGAGCCAAAGCAAAAAAGCTCGACAGTGGAACGCAATGATGCAACGTCTCACAATCAATGTGAACGGTCAAAGCATCCCTGCCGCTTCATTTTGGACCGCGTACCAACTCACAACTGTGCCTGAGGAAAACGATCAGGGGTCATGGTTTGGTTGGTCGATTAAAATGTTGTACGACGCACAAAGCGGTGGCATCATCGAGCAACTCCCAAATGGCAAGGATTTGTATCTTGCCGCAAGAGCATTCCGACAATCCGCAACATCAGGCGAAGTCAAAGTAGCACAAGAAGTCGACGAAACCGACGTAATGTAAAACTGACGAGAGGGGCTGAGTCCCCTCTCTTTTTCAGAAAGGAATGATCCTGATGGAAGCACCGTTGATTAAACGCTTCATGAAATTGTTTCGTGGCTACTCGCAAGCCCACGGGCAATACCGCGTCTCCAAACGCGAAGCCGACGGCAAAATGTCGGGCAGAGCCGTAACCGTTTCCGAACCGGCAACTCTGCAACACTACGAATCTCATTTAAAAGGTGGCGAGTTCATACTCGGTGTGATCATGTTGCGTGATGATAACTCGTGCAACTTTGGCGTGATCGACATCGATATCCGTGGCGAAGTTAAACTGAACGAATCTTTGGAACAGTTGGAGAAAAAAATTAGAGACACCCCACTTGTGCTTTGCAGAT